GGCTACTATCATGAGTATGAGTAAAGTGATTCCTGCCATCGGAAGCCAACTTGGCATAAGGCCCATTTTTACTAATATCTTTGACCCAGGTAGTACTAAAAGCAGGGTTGCAGTAAGAGCAAGCAAATTGACAAGTGCGGTCAAAAGCGATTTCCAGGGTTTGGAGGTCAACGTCATCGCTACTAGGTGTTCGATATGCACGTTCGAGATCCGCATCTGAATATATGACACTTTTGTATACACGATCTGAGATGTTATCTCGTCCAATGTCTTCAATTTTCCAACAATACTCACAGCCACTTGGACGGTCACCTGTTTGCATTTGGCCACGCTCAAGTTTTTTACGTTGTGTGTTATGTAATGCCTTAGGATTTCGAGCCAGTTCCGTAACATCAATTGCGTGTGGCAAAGGGTGATGACAACTTGTTGTTTGGCCGCTGCCCAACCATATAGTGGCGTTGTACCATTTGGCTCCGCAGAAACTTTCGCTTTTGATGTCAATGACTCGGCGTTTGTATTCTTGGTCTGTTTCATTATTAATTCTGGGCATATTTTGATTTCCAGACGTCTATTGTTTTGTCTAGGCCTTGACTTAGACTAATTTTAGGACTCCATCCTAGTGTATTTGTTATTAAAGTATGATTACTATTTAACCAGTATATCTCGCCGGGACGTGCAGGTTTAGTATCCCAATTTATGTTGCCTTGCCAGTTTAACTTTTGTGCAATCATGTTGGCATAGTCACGTATCTTAACAGGACTATCAGGGCCAATTGTAAATATCATTCCCGCGTTGACCCGATCGTAATTGTGTATCACCTGTTGCCAAGCACCAAGTAAATCACTGATATGAATAAAATTCCTATAAGGTTCGGCATAGCCAAGATTGACTTCCGCAGTATTTGTTAGCATTTGTGTAATAATTTGCTCAGTAACAAAGTAGTTGTTGTCTTGTCTGCCATAACTGTTTGTTTGCCTGATAGCCGTAAACGGTAATCCCAAACTCCTGTGTGCATACTCCAAGTATTTCTCGCAAGCATACTTGGCAACCGCATATGGTGCATTGGGATTAGGCGAGGTATGCTCGTCAAATGCAACAGGGACAACCAATTCTCCGTTTTTAATTTGATCACTAATAGATTGCCAACCATACACTTCCATGGTGCTGGCAAATACAAAGTTTTTTAAATTTTTAAGTTTTGCTGCAGATTCAATTAGGTTAACAGTGCCAACATAGTTAATTTGACTAAATGTAATTTGTTCATAGAAACTTTGCTCTACCTCAGTACGTGCAGCCAAGTGTACAATAAGATCAGGATTGATACTGGCTACTTCGTTTTGTACTGCTGTAAAATCTAATAAATCACTCGTAAGATGATGTAGTTCAAATTCTCGAGCCAGCACCGGTGTTAGGTTTGTTCCTATAAATCCCGACGAGCCAGTTAATAGTAATTTCATTCCCATACATGCGGCCCCGACTTTGGAACTGCAAAGTTTAAATATGTTTCGATTTTTTCTAAATCTTCTTGACATTTTAGACTCACCAACTCATTGGCAAAATGCAATTCTACGCAGTTGTCTAAGGCTAATTGTAAGAGTTCACTACGACGTGTTGCATCATCAGTCAACGAATACATACTGCATAGCACAATGCCATCAGGACGTTCTTTAATGTAGTATTCTAATCCTGGTTGCCAATCCATGTGTTCGTTTTCAAACTCGTAACTGTTGTAACTAATTTTGTTTTTGACACAGTAGGGCTCGATGATGGCACGTTGCATGGGCAAAGGAATATCTTTACTGAACCTGCTGTTCCACCCTGCATAGGTGATAAAGTTCTTACCGGTATAGTCTCCAATTTGTGCCACTTCATAATCGCCAGGTAGACGCATGAATCCACCGGGTAGTCTACGTCCCCATTCTTCTCCCTCAACGAGAATACGCATGTCCATGCTGACACGAGTATATCCTTCGTCGTTGTTAACATTACCATGAATGTGTTCTTGAAAGAACAAATGACTTTGTCCGGGACTTAGAGTCACTGGCCAGGCATATTGTAAACATTCATCCTCAAACTGTTCCATACTCCATTTTTCAGCAAGCACTCTTTGAGTAATCTTGCGACTAATATCTAAATCTAACATCCACATGGTGTTGGTTTTTTCTGCCCGAGTAAACGGTGTCCATATGGTCCTACATCCACGACCATTGCCCACAAAGATACCTTGATGAAATGCCAGCCTGCGCCCCACCTTTGCTTGGTTAGGAATAACCACACGCAAGGTGCCTTGACGTTGGATCATAAAACGTTTACCGTTGATGCGTTGGGGTACTACTCCCAATGCAAACTCGTCAAATCGTTGCATAAAGTCTCGTCGACTACAGGCGTTTTGTACGTGATTACCAACACGCACTAGTTCAGCAGGAGTCAAATGCTCGTGCATTGTTTCTAATTCTTTAACCTGCGGTGCTACTTCCTGAATCACACTCAATGCCCATGCAGGCCAATTATATTTTTCTAAATCATAGTCGAGTACTTTATTGTCCCACTCAATTTGTGTCGCTGTTAACATTATTCTTCCTTATTGCTGTGCATGGTATCTGCACTCGTTCCAAAATTCCTTCATTTGCGGGAAGGTGGATAAAAAGTCGGTTTTACGTCTTAGATCGTGTTCGTTAAAGAACCGATAAAAGTCTGCACGTTGTAGTTTAACATATTCGGGGTCCAACTTGCTACCTTCTCTCATCCAATCTAAATCTCGTCGCATACGTTGTATTTCGTAATCTTTAAATCCTTGAAATGGTTTGTCTTCACGTTCTCTGTGTAGTTCCATCCAATCAATAGTACGTGCCAACATGTCTGCATACATAGCAGGCAAGATTTGTAGACTTTGCCATTCGGGCCTACGCAACAACGGCGTATCAAACCAAACACGTTGATATGTTGTACTATGTTGCTTTCGCAAATCCAGAATCCATTCTAATTGTTGTTGCAAGCCTATTAGACTTAGATTGTTCATTGTGATGATAAAAGTTAAACTATTTCTATATGGAATCTCTGTTAAGAATCTTGTAACATTGCCGTAGAGTCTACGTGCGTTTAATCCATGTCTAATGTATTCAGCATGTTCTGGGTTACCAGTATCAATGCTGACATATTGCATAAAATGTTCAATTTGTGTCGTACATAACTGTTTAACATAGCCCATATACTTTTCAAAAAGTGCGGGTTCTACTGAGAAGTTACTAGTAACATTCAAATGTAAGTCAGGCTTGGGCAATGCCAACACGTAGTCAAATACCTTATATGTGTTCTTGTCAAGCAAGGGTTCCCCGCCAGTCATGCGGAAATGTTTTAGTTTGGGGTATAGTGTAGGCCACCATTCCCAAAACGCTTCTACATAAGGGTTATCATCTCGGGCAGGTATAGGCCTATTTCTACCAGTAAAGTGACTAGGGTCATTATGAGTAGTGCTTGTTGGGTAGCCTCCCCATCGATCCACTTCAGTTTGCCAGGCGCTACTGAATTGAGGACTACAATAACTGCAAGCAAGGTTACAGGCGTGATTAAAATTAACTTCCACATAACTTGGTACGACATCGTCCTCCAGTCCCGTACTATTTACTATTGTTTCGTAATCTTCGGCGGCCCACGGCTCGCCACTACGATAGTGTCTGTCACTTAGCTGCCCATGTGCTTCTATGTTCCAGCAATAACTACATTCACTGGGCTTTTCATTCTTTAACATAATAACACGTTGAGCTTTCTTATGCTCTGTGTTATGTAATGCACCTGGGTTATCTTTTAGTGCCGCGGCATCAATGGCATGCAATGGTGGATGGTAACAACTGTTGTTGAGCCCAGTGGGCAAGTGTAAACTCACCTGTTTCCATTTGGCCAGGCATAATGCGGGACCAAGGTTATCCCGCATAAATTCTGCACTGGTCATAAAATCGCTTTTGTTCATGTTGTTAACTCGATATTTCGATTGTACAATTTTGACTGTAAAAGATCGTAATTGTGGTCCAGTACGGGTTGCATCCGCTGATACATGTCATATAACTCAACTTTGGAGCGGCTGCCAATAAAATCTATTAGTT